TCTCTCGCTGAAGCTTTAGGGTAAGAGGCTGGTGGGAGTTTTGTATACTTGTCCCCACCCTCCTTCTCGCTTGGGTGAATTGCTCCGTACTTCTTTTCTCCTTCGATAAGGGAATCCTCAAGCCTGTTAAGCTCATCCTCCACTCCTTCGGGGATAGGAGTTCCCTTCGCCTCTAAGTCACGGACAGCCGCCTTACTCTCTTTCCATCTCTTTAAGTCAGCCCAATACTTTTCTTCATCATCCTTGTCTTTGGTACTGTCCAGTACCTCCGGTTGCTGGAACGGACTCTTGTACTTAACGCCGCCAATACTAATACCCTTTGGGCTTGAAAAAGGGGACTTGTACTTCTTACCTCCAACTACAAGCTCTGCCATATTATTCCTCTTCGAGAATTGATGTCTTTTTCTCTCCCGTTCTAGGGTCGATATAAGTGTAGGAATCGCCTACGGCAAGCTGTCCTGCGGAAATTGCCGCTTTAATCTCTGCGTCATTCCTAAAGATTTGTGGCGGTGGAGTACCCTCCTTCCATTTCCACCCCATGCGTTTGGCGTGATTATATGCATCAACGTAGTCCTGCTCGGTGGGCAGACCCTCCGAGTCTGGGTTTGGGACGACTGTAACCTCAAGGTCGCCAGAGTTATTCAGTCCGTGAATCCATTTGAGTCTCTTTTTTAGAACTTTCGGTGTTGCCGCAACCCTTGCGGCAGTTTCTTTGCCTACCTTTACGGCACTCCTGTCACTCTCTAGCTCAGATTGTTGTTCCTTATGCTCAACGTCCCACGCTTCCTTTATGGATAAGAGAGTCCTTTCCGGAAGGCTATTCAAGGCACTATCTTCCAGCCTTTTAAGGCTAGTCCCTTTAACCTTCCTTTGAAGGTCAGCTATCTCTGACCTTAACTTGGCATCATCAATTTTTGACTGCCATTCCCCTAGCTGATTAAGTGAGCTGAAGGTTTTTGGCGAAGGCATTGCGGTCATGTACCTCTTGTATTTGTTGGCTTCTTTCATAACGCTCGGTGCGGTCGTCTCAAACATTGCCCTATCACTAAGCGATACTTTCGAGGCGTAGGCATTGCGTGCGGCATCGAAGTATGCACGCTGATGTTCTACAGGCACAACCGAATCCTTCTCTACAATCTCATCGAATACTATCTTAGGGTTCGCTCCCGCTGAGGCGAATCTTTTTGCAGCCGCCTCGTACCCTTTAACTTTCATTGCGTGGGCAAAATCTGCACCTCTCTTCCTAATATCGTTCTCCACAGATTGCAGTTGCGCCCCCCTTGCGGCACGAGCAAGCCAATCAGTCTCACCCTTTTCTTCCTTTAACGACCTTGTGATGTCTTCAAGTTTGCTGCCTTGAAATTCTTCGGGAACGGGCAAGCTCGGAGCGTCCGATCTGATAAGTGAGGGTGCTTGGCTAACTTGCTCTCTGATCTTAGGATCGAACCCAGCTACTTTTCTTCGGGCTTCATCCTGCTTCTTGATGTCATCATACGCACGATCCGCATCTTGCTGAAAAAGCTGCCAGTTCCGTTCGCCTTCGAGCGCGTGACGACCAAACTCCCGCGCGTCAGCTAATACCTCTTGGTCATATTCCCGTTTCCGTCTTTCTGCTTTCTTCCTGTTCTGCTCCTCCTGAAGCGCAATAGCCATAGACAAATCCTCAAGGCTCATGCTCTCTATTTTGGTCGGGCTATCCACATACCCCTTCCTAAGAAGCTCAAGCCTCAATGCTTCTCGCTGGTCTTCCTTTCTCCTCTCGCGGTCACCCTTCTTGGTGGCCATAGCAGAGCCTATCTCCCAACCTTTCTCACCTCCTAGAGCGAAACCTTTTAAAAAATCAGCCATAATTATTTCTCCTTAAAGTTAATCTCCCCACGTTTTACCAGCCCATACCCCTAATCCGGTTCCTAGCAACTGCCCAAACCCACTCGGTTGCGCTGCTGCCTCCACTTGCTTGCCCCACATATTAGCTTGAGTGCCAAAGATGTTACCCTGCAACTGCTGTTGACCTTGCAACAATGCACCTGCGCTGGTCGGTTGGTATTGTATTGGGTTAAAGTTAGCCCCAGCTTGAGCTTGCGCCCCACTTAATCCCCCAAACTGACTGCTAACCGGAGCAAGCCCACTGAAGCTCTGTAGGTTAGCCATTTGCTGCTGCTGCATCTGCTGTTGTGTTGCAGTCCTCTGCATTGCGTTGGCAAAGGATTGCTGGCGAGCTTGGTTGCGTTGTGCGATTGCCGATTGTTCCTTCGCAAAGTCAGCTTCCTGCGCTTGGTTCCTTTGACCGACTGCCTGTGCTTGCATCCCGAACCCTGCGGTTCTCGCATTCTGTTGCTGCTGTAAACCCTGCAATAGATTCTGATATTCAGACTCTTCAGCTTGGTTACGTTGACCGATTGCAGCAAGTTCATCAGCCCGTTCCTGCATAACTGCGGCATTATCAAACCCTGCCGCTTGCACATCTGCACCAAGTTGAGCTTCTCTGACTTGATTGATTTGGGCTAGGGAGGATTGTAGGTTCTGGAACTCCTGCTGCTGGGCTGCATTGCGTTGCCCTAAAGCTGCCAGTTCGTCAGCCCGTTCCTGCATAACTGCTTGGTTGCGTTGGCCAGTAACCGTCTGACCCATCCCGAACTCTGACTGCTCGGCTCCTGTTCTCTGCTGGATGCCCGTTAGACGGTTGGCTAGATTCTGTTGGGCTAATCGGGATTCATAGTCTCCGGCAGTTTGGCCGGAGGAAAGGAACCCAATCAAGTCCGACAAGGCTTGTCGTTGCCCTGCGTCCTCCGCTTGCTGCACTGCCCGTGACTCCTCAATAACCGCTCCACCTCCAAAGATGTTTCCGGTTGCCGCTGCTCTGCCTCGCGCAACCCTTCTGGCTTCATCAGCCATTAGCTGTGAGGTTCTCCCTTCCTGCGCCCGATCAATAAACTGTTGTTCAGCAAACCTTCTTCCGGCTAGGGAAGTTGGGTCAGCAGTTATTTCAGGAATATCTTCCAACCTCTCAAGGCTGGGTGCAGCTTGAGATCGTTCAAGCTGGTTCATCGCTAAAGCCTGTTCCAAGTCAGGGCCGTAGGTGTCTAACTCTGCGAACTGCGGGGCTTCGCCCACTCTCCGTAATGATTCCTGCTCTCCGGCTCTCTCATATTCAGGAGTATAAGCTACTTCATCAAGCGTGGGAGGAGCAGCAAGCCTTTCAGCAGCAGCAACCTGCCCGAACTGTTCCATTGCTTCTGCCTCCGGAACATCTGCTGGTTGATATTCCTGCGCCAACTTTCCAAGTAATTCTCTTGCGGCAAATCCAGTGGGGTCACTGCGCTCAACCAAGTCTCTTGCTTGCTCGGTGAACTCCGGCCCGAACTGCTTCATTTGATCCAGAAGGAACTGTGTTTTTTCCGGTGAAGTCTCCTTCTCAAACTCCCATTGCTGCTTCGCAAGGTCGGTATCCCCCATCCCCGTGAAGTCAGTTTCTACTGCCTCGTCTCTTTCAACCTCAACCTTTTTACCATCCTCATCTATCTTATAGTAGATAGATGCTGTGTGAACTTTCCCGTCAGATGTCTCCCATCCGGTTATGGATTTAATTTCGTTTGAAATACTTTGTTGGCCTTGCTCTTTGCCAATCTTCCCCTCCCCATCCTTTTGCAGCCAATGGCCGTGTTCGGAGTGGAGTTCTTTAGCAGTCGGTGAGTTACCTTCCACAAAATCATGCCAATGCTTCCCGTCCAGACTCTCGTAATATTCTTTATATACCTTGTCCTTCCAAGGCTCATTGTAAGTGAACCTAGTTGGAAGATCACCAATATCCACTGTTCCGTCTGCCTTAACTGTTACATTATGACCGCCGCGATCAATCGTATTAATATTGATAGTCTCCGGCCCGTAAGTCTTAACAGTTTGATAAGCGTGTACAGGTTTGGCTCCTTCAGGAATGTCTGTCTTCTGACGAAGATACCCGTCCTTCATCATCTCCTCACCAAACTGCATTGCGCGTTGCAGTTTCATCATAGCTCTTGCTGACTCGGTGTTAGCCGCAGCTATCTCCGTTGCTGACGGAGGGGTTGGTGGTGCTGGTGCTGATGATTTACCCATAATATTATCCCTTTATTAATCTTCTCCTTGCGCGTTCCATCGGAACACAAACTATTTTATCGTTATGCTTTGGCCTTACCCAAGCCATTGTGTCTGCTTGATGCCCCATATCATTAAACATCTTTGTATAGAGTTCCTTCAATACCCCGTCTCCCCGCGCTACCGCAGCATCAACAAAGCAAAGCCTTCCGCCTGTGTCCCTGTAGTCAGTCTTGCAGTCCTCTTCGTTGTCTACGAACCGAAGTAAAACCGCCCCTGCAATTCTGCCGTCCCGAACTACTGTCCAGTACCTCTTTTTGACGATGAACCATTGCACCCATTTCAACATGAGTGCCTTATCCCACTTCCGGCAATGACCAAGATGCCTGTGGCAGAAGAGTCCCACCGTTAATGTCATTATATCCAAGGCAGTCATCGTTGTGGGTCAATAGGTTGTCCAAAGGCACTGGTCTGAACTGATTGCAGGGCAAGCCTTCCTCCGTCTGCTTGAATCTTAAACTGCAACTGATTAAATCTACCTTTTGAAATCAGATTGTAACCTTTCCGGATAAGCCCTGTATTTGAGGGAAGCGTTACGCTTGTTGCCAGTGCTTGTGCGGAGTCCGATAAATCCTTGTAGTAGTAAAGATTGCCCGTGACATCGGTTGAGTGATTGTTTTCCAGATTAAACTGAACAGAATAACCGATTTTATCACCCCAAGTCTCTCCGTACCGATAAGCCCTTGTGATAATGTAACTCTCGTAATCCTCTCCAGCATCCTTGTAGTCTGCGGCAGTAGTGCTTGCTTCGGCAACGGAATCTCCCCAAGTAAAGAAGTAACCCTGCTGATCTCCCCAGTTCATCTTCAGCTTGCCCTCAAACGCACTGATAACAAATGTTCTTGGTTCCCATCCTGTCCAGAATCCGCACCACGCTTCAGCTTGTTTGTTGTAAACGAAAACAGTGTCAGGCGTGGTAGCTGAATCAAGAGGAGCAGCGAGGAAGTACCTGTTCCTCCAGTAGATAGAGCAACAGGTTCCAAGGGCATCCTTGTTAATCCTCTCCATATACTCGTCTATGGGTGTGCTTATAGGCTTGGAAACATCAGTCCTTGTGCCAGCCTGAATGGTCTGTATCGACTGCACTCCCTGTCTGGTTAGGAAGAACACATCAGCACCAACCTGCTGAACAGTCTTATCAGCCACACAACCTGTTCGGTTATTGATGAGCTTAATTTCCCACTCAAAAGGTTCTTTCAGCGGGTCAGTGTTAACAGAGTAAATGCTCCTCTCTTTGAATACTAAAAGAGTGTTCTCCTGCCACGGCATCATCGCCGTGATCGGATCACCGTCATCACCCACAACAATCTGGTTAGCTGCCAAGTCCCACGATTCCCCGTCTATAACATCAGAGATATAGATCAGATCAACCGGAACACTTGAGTCTGCACTCGTAGCAAATAGCCTGTTCTTTTGGCTAACTAACAGTTTAGGCTTCAGGGGAGTTTGAGTAATACGCACCGTTCCTGTTGCCTGTGTTCCGCCTGAAGGCGGGGCAGCGAAAGTCATGGTGGGAGGGGTTGTTGCAGAGTAACCGCTTCCGGCGTTTGTGATTGTAACACTTGCAACCTTACCTCCGAACCCAAGGTTGGCCGTTGCCGCAGCACTGCCGCTTGAGAATGTGACAGCCGGAGCCGAGGTGTACCCTGCTCCTTGATCCACGATCTCAATATCTGTCACTTTACCAGCAACAATAGCTTGGTCTGCTAACGATGAGTCAACGTAACGCAATGCAGCACTCTCATCAGTGAAATACATCCTGCTACCCATTTGAGCAAACCTGACACTGCTTCCGGTGTAGGTTGCTCCCGTAATCGCAAGAAGCGATCCGCTTTCAGTTATAGCTTTAAGGTATCCAGCACCGTCAGCCACTACGACATACTCATTCGGGCCTGTGTCAAAGTAAGCGCATGATACTACGGGGGCATCAAGCCCTTCCCACAAGGAATCCTCCGACTCCCAGTTTACATTTACGTCCTCCCAAACCAGATAAGCTATTTGAAGCAACCCACCCCGTCTGGTAGCTGCGTTTCCGAACGGATCAATGTCTATGTTCTTCCCAATATCATAGGAATTGGGAGGCATTAAGTTATCACGCGAAGCACTGAACTGCCCTCCCGAAAAGCTGTCGTTCCCGTCGAGAATCAACGGGTCATCCAGCACGTTATTGGATAGAACAGGCATTAGTTAACAAAGTCACTGGTTTGCCAGTGGTTCGGTACGTCAGGGATGATTCGGTTCACCTTCGCTGGCTGAACATTGTCCAAGTCCCTGCAAATCTGTAGTAATGTGGTTGCTTCAGTAAATTTAGCCTGTGCTTTCTGGAATTGCATCGACCTTTCAAGCATATCCCCCTCGGCATAAGCCAGAAGCACATTGTCTGACCCTAATATCACCGGAGAATCCGAATCACCAAGCTCGGTGAACTTCAATTTGCCCAATGCGTACAGTGTTCCCGCGTTCTTGGGTGTGGGGAGGGGTTTAATGCGGCAATACCCGCTTGCGTCAGGGGGCAGGGGAGTGAAATTGGTTGGGTTAGCCCTGCGCGAACTGGTGTTCTCCCAAATGTTAGGGTCTAACTGGAAGAATTGCATCCAGTTGGAACCGACAACCTCCGCTCCGTCCTCTTTCCCTGTCTCGGTGAACTTCGTAGCCACCACAAACTGCAATCTAGGGGCCGTAGAAGCCACCGTTGAGCTTGTCGGGTAATAGAAGATAGTTGGATCACCTGATAAGGTAAGGGTTTCGTCCTCTGCTGCCACTGTCTTGGTTACAACCCCCAATGAGTTAGTCCATAACCCCGAATCCCATAGCATCCGGTAACGGTTGTTAATGAACTTCTTGCAGGTGGCCACCGAGGCAGAATCGGTATCACTTAATTTAGTCGTAACTTGATCTGCTAGTTCTGTTAAAGTCATTTTCCTGCCTCTATCTGTTGTTCAAGTTGATTAATGTATTTCCCAAGCTGTCTAATAAATTCCGCTCCTTCATCTGTCTCCACCGCATTCTCAAGCCCCACCGGATTCCTCTCCGCTATCTCTTGAAAGCCGTTCAACTTTACGCTCAAGCATCCGCTTGTTGCGTGCAGCATCAATAAGGTCATCAACAGCTTTGTCTTTCTCATCTTTTCTTTGTTGCGCCATTTGCGCCCTTGCCACAATTCCCAAGGACTCAACCGCATCCACCAACCTCGGCAACGCGGCCAAGCCCTTGAGTGCGGCTAATATCATTTTTTCTTACCTGCCGAGGCGTACTCCTTCATCGCGTCTACTATGCCTTGACCTCCGATATAGGCAGGT